TGGTCGATGAGGGCGGTGATCGAAGTGACCCCAAGCCCGCCTCACCCAGGCGGGCTTACTGCTAGCCACGTTCCCACCCCTCCACCGGCAGCGGCCGCGCCTTAGGGTCATCAATCGTCCACGGCGTCCACGCCGCAGGCGGCAGATAGCCCCTTTTGCGTGCCCGAGCCTGCACCCACCGCCCGGTCTGGTCGGTACGGCACAGCCGAGCTAGCTGCAGGTAGACGCGGGCCACAGCATCCGCAGTAGCAGCGGCCACCTGACGCGGACTGTCACGCACCACCCGAGAGAGAGTGTTGGCATTAAGCCCAGCCAGCCGGGCAATGTCGACCTGGGACCAGCCCTGGCAAGCAAGGGCTTCCAACCGCCGTTTCGTGCCAGTGGCTGGCACCCAGGTTTTCCCGCGAGGACGATCAGCGCGGGTAAGCGCGAGCAGCCGATACGCGTTATGGCGCGTAATCGTGGACTGTCCGGCGAGTACCCGGTGGATGGTGGCCTCAGGCACCCCGGTCGCCCGGGCGATCCACGTGCGGGACCGCCCAGCCCGGATGAGGGCACGCAGGTGCGCCGCCACGCCGTCTGCTGGGATGCGGGATGACTCCCACCGGCCCTCAGCCAGGAGAACTCTGCGGCGTTTGCCGTAGCGGCTGGCATAGGTCAGCCTGCTCACGCGGCTTTCCTTTCTTTTCTGCGGGCGCTGAGCCGCCGCCAGTGGGTACGGCACGCCGCCACGATGAACGGGGATCGATCACCCGCCTGGTAGGCGCGCATACAACGGATGAGCTCTGCATCTGTCATCAGCGCGGTGCGGCGTTCCAGCTCTGCCTCAAGCTCGTCTTCGGTGAGGTCGATCAGGTCGTCGTCCCAGGCCAGCGGAGGCAACCAGCCACGCTGTCGCGCCCGAGTGCGAATCCCTCGGGATTCCCGCGTGTCCGGGGCTGGCTTGTCCCAGTAGGCGTCGTACAGCTCCCGGATCTTCGCGGCGTGACAGGCCCTGATGGAGCTGCTTTGCCCGTGGATGACCCGGCTGATGAGATTGCGGCTCACCCCGGAATGGGTGGCCTGCCAGGCGATGGAATAACCCAGCGTGTAGAGGGCCTGGGTGCGACGGCGGGACCCGTCAGCGGGGATGGGCTTGGCTGTGGGCAGCGGTGATCGGGGGATGGGAATCTCGAGAATGCGGCGCGCGGTGACCGGGTTCACTCGCTTGATGGGCTGGTAGAGCAGGTAGTGAATGTTGATGCCGAGCATGGCGTTGATGTCCCGATAGGACATGCCAGCACGCATGAGCTGCCGCAGGTGCTGTCGGACGGGGGTAGCGTCCACGAGGTTGGTGGTAGGCGCTCCGACGCGGCGGCGGCGTCCACGCTCGCGTTCATAGGCGCGCGCGTAGGTGTCGCAGTCCTCACAGCGGCAGCCGTCGCGGTAGGTGGAGATGGTGCCGTGGTTGCGAGCCATCTAGGCGGCCTCCTTTCGTGTGGGCGGGGGCGGAACAGTGGCAGGACGGCCGGCTTGGACCCAGCGGAAACGGCAGGCGGCGCAGAGGGGCTGTCCATCAGGGCCGCGGCCGTTGTGGGGTTTGGTGTTGTTGCAGCCGGCGCAGGTGATGAGCCTGTGGTAGTCGCTGCGGGGTGCGGGCTTGAGGCCGCGACGGCAGCGTTCAGCGACAAGCTCGTGTTCGTTGAGCCCTCCCCAGATGCCGTAGGCCTCGGGGTAGGTGAGGGCGTGGGTGAGGCACTGGGTGCGCACGGGGCAGGTGGCGCAGATGCGTTTCGCTTCCTGTTCGCGGGCCTTGCGGGCGTTGATGCTCTCGCCTTCCCAGCCGAACCACAGGTCGGGGTCGTGGCCTCGACAGGCGGCTTTGGGGTGCCAGTCGTTTTCAGGGGCGGGCTGTAGGTGGGTCATGGTGTCTCCAGGGGGTGGATGCGGATGAGAGCCCCGGGCTGGTCCAGGGCATCAGGGTCGGAGCCGGGGTAGACCTTGGCGAGCCGCCGGTATTCGACGACGGCCGCGTCGTCTTTCCACACGCCAGCCTCAGTCAGGGCGTCTTCGGTGGCGCGGGCGAGTTTGGACAGGTCAGGTGCGCCGGTGGGGCGCGCGGGTGCACTGTCGCGTAGCAGGTGGGCGTTACGCCCGGTCCGATAGTGAGACTTCGGCCGAGCCAGGGTGAAAATCATGTCTACGGCCAGCGGCCCGGCAAGGGGGAAACGTCCCTGGTCATAGCGGGTGAGCAGTGTGGCCTGGGCGGCGCGCTGCACTTCAGCTCGCCACGGCCGAACGTATTTGGACATTTCCTGGGTGATGATCTTGCCTGTGGCCCGGTGCCGGAATGCCTTTTTCGAGCCCTGGGGGGCGGGCCGCCCGTAGACGGTGATGATCGTGGTCACGGCTGGCCTCCGGTGTGCACGGTCTGGTGCATGAGTTCGGCGGCGATGGCGGGGTAGCCGTAGAGTTTGGCGAGACGGCGCAGCCCGGCGGCGAGTTCAATCCGGCGCGGATCATCGGTCCAGCGGGCGCCGTTGTCGGCGATGTGGGTGGTGTGCCCGGCCGGACGGGTGCATGCGGCTTCTCCGCCTGAGTGGAGGGGGGCGGTGGCTCCGCAGGGCAGCGGCTCCTTGATGTGGGGGCGTTGCGTACGGCTTTGGGAAACCCGTTCAACGACGCGCACGTCATCCACGGACAGGGCGGCGAGCATCCGGTCCGCCAGGGACTCCGCGAAGGTGTCGGCGAGCCCGGCCTCGCACAGGGCGTGGTGGACGTGGCCCCACAGGGAGCCGCGCTGTTCGAGGGCGACGTCGACCAGGTGGCGCGGGTCGACGTACACATCGGCGTCGGGGTAGGTGACGACGGCGCCGCGGATCGCCCACGTGCCGCTGTCCTGGTCGTAGTGCAGGATGCCGGTTTCAACGGTGGTGGCGCCGTCGAGGGTGCGCTGGGTGACGCGTACCCTCTGGCCGGTGAGGTCAGCGAGACGCTGACGGGCCTCGTTAGGCGGGATGGTGTCGGCCATCAGGTGTCCTCTTCCTGGGTGGTGGCGTTGGCGGCGTTGGCGAGGGCTTCGGCGAGCAGCCAGTCACGGGGGTCGTGGATGCTGCCTTTGGCTGGGGTGATGTTGGCGAGCTGGTCGTAGAGGTTTTCCAGCCACTGTGCTGGGGTCTGTTGGGTGGTCACGTCTCCTCCTTCCTTGTGGGGATGAGGGGCCATTCGAGGTGCACATCGTCGACGGGTTTGCCCTGTTTACGCAGGTAGTCCGCGAAGCTGTGCGCCTGTTCGGCGGCGGCCTTGACCTGCGTCTCGTGCAGCTCGACCGGCCCCAGCGCGGCGAGCTTCGGGTTGCGGTTGGCGATCACCCACGCCACCCGCGCCGCCGCCAACGCATCCGCCGCAGACCCATGCGCGTCCTCCTCGGCGAGGGCCACGCCGTAGTGAGCAGCGACGTCGATGAGTTTGCGTGAGCCCTTCCGGTACCGGTCGATCTGCTTGTCGAGGATGAACGGGTCCACGATCGGACCGCGGGCCGCGAACTCCTCCCATGCCCGCGCGAGATCCGCGTGGCCGTGGCGCACGAGTTCGCGGTGTATGAGGGTGATGTCGTAGCGGGCGTTGTAGACGATGACGGGTATCTGGTTGCGGTAGGCGTACAGCACCGCGGAGGCGATCTCCGCCACCGCGGCGGCGGCGGGCTGACCCTGCTTGCGGGCCTGCTCGGTGGTGATGCCGTGCACTTGGGTGGCCTCGGCGGGGATCTCCACGCCGGGGTTGACCAGCCATTCCCGGTGCTTTTTGTCGTGGCCTGGGGTGATGAGCCAGCAGGCGGCGGTGACGATACGTGCCTCGTTCGGGTTGGTGCCGGTGGTCTCGGTGTCGAAGCTGGCGAGCGGCCCGTTGTGCCAGCCCGTTGCCTGTTGCTGGTTGGTCACTGAGGTCCCTTCTGCGGGTGGGCTGTCCCGTGTCCCGCGTGACGGGACAGCCCGAGAGGTATTGGCGTCTAGCCCTGGCTGGTGGCGGCCTCGGGTGTCTGTTCGCCCCACTGCTGATCAGCCCAGTCGACCTGGTCCTCTTCAGAGGGCTCGAATTCGTCGGGCTGCTCCTCGTGAGGGGCAGCCTGCTGGCCGCGGGCGTGGATTTCCTCGACTGTCACCCTGGGAGGCGCTTCCTCGACTGGCTTGTCCTGCAGCTCTTCCGTCGAGTAGGGCACCGCGAACAACACGTCGGATGCGATCAGTCGGCAGATCTCCGAGGTGGCGCGGGCCACCAACATGGATTGCGGCTGGCGTTTCCACTGCTCCTTGCTGGTCAACCCCAGCTTCTGGGCGCGCTCGATCGTCCAGACGACGGTCTGCCACTCCTCGTCGCCCTTGCGGCGGCCGCGCATCCGGCACAGCTCCGGCGTGGACTCCACTAATTGGATCTGGTGACCGGCACGCTGCACGAGCGCCCGCATGGCGTGGGCGCGCAGCGACGGGGTGCCCTGGATGATGTCCAGGCTCCGCAGCGCCGCCATGGGCTGCATGCCGAGTTCTTGTCCGGTGAGGATCGCTGCGGTGATGTCCGCTGGCCTGCCCTGCAGGCTCCGGGGGACGAAGCTCGTGCGGGCCAGTGACTCGGCGATCGCGTGGGCCTGGCGGGCGGCCAGCGCCCAGGTGATCAGCGGGTTGTCGGCGCCTGCGGGCGCCTGCTGGTGGGGGGTGAGTGTGCTTTCCTCGTGCAGCGGCTCGGGCTGGGTGGTGTCGTGCGGCTGGATGGTCACAGGGACGCTCCTTCGTACTGTTGCGTGTAGTAGGAGGGGAGAGATACGACGACCGGGGCGTCATCGGCGTAGCCGGGCCAGTTGCCGGTGCGTCGGCAGGTGGCGTAGCGTTGGCGGGCCTCACGGGCTAGGTAGGCGCCGATCTGGAGGGCTTCGTGGTCGAGTTCGACCACCGTCACCAGGTACGGGGCCTGTTTCTCCTGGAAGACGAAGAGGAACGCGACGTCCTCTTCAGCAAGGCCGAGGGCGCGCACCCCGTCGATGTACCAGGCGGCCTGCAGGTGGTAGCCGTGGTCGACGATCACCCGCGGCAGTCTGTTTGGGTCCGCGGTTGCGCAGGTTTTGTAGTCGGCGAGGATGAGCCGCCCCTGCTGGGTGGGGTGGGGCAGGTGGTCGATCCGTGCCCGGCACACCACTCGCGTGTCGCCGTCCTGCCAGAACAGGGACTGCTCAGCCCTGCCCGCGGACTCGGTGAAGATCGGCCCGGCCACGGGGTGGGCGCGCAGCGCCGCGGCCATGGCCTGGATCTGCTCGTAGTCGCCTCGTTTGAGCGGGATCGCGCCCCGTTCGCGGGCCTCCCGCGCTGCTTCGCGGGCGGCCTTGGTACGCCAGTCCGGGTAGTCGAGCACCGCGAGTTCGGGTCCGACGCCGAGCACGAGTTTGTGCGCGGCGGTGCCGAAGTCGAAGTGCGGCCTCGGCGCCGGAGGGTGGGCTTGTTCGTAGCGGAAGCGGGCCGGGCACTCCAGCAGCCGCCGGGCGCCGGTCGACGACAGGCTTCCCCCGGGGACGGGGTCGGCGTGGTAGATGTGCTCGGGCAGGTCGTACAGGCCGGGGCGGCGGATGACGGTCCGCTCCTCGGCTTGTTCTGGTGTAGTGGCGGTCATGAGGGTTCCTCTCTGTGTTCGGCAGCCCACGAGTCGACCACCACGTCAAGGTGGGTGAGGGTGTGGGCGGCCTCCTCGGCCGCGCGTATGTCCGCCGCGATCTGCGCGTACAGCCTGTTGGCGAACTTCATGAGGTACGTTGCGGCCTCAAGCGCTTTATGGGCGTCTTGGGGGTCGTTGGTTTGGCCCCACAGTTCACGGGCCACGACTGTGGTTTTGAGGGCGCGGCGGGTGTTGCGCGCGGTGTCACGCCATCCCACGAGGCACCTCCCCGTTACGGTCAGTCATTGGTGTCCTCCTGTGCGGCGTGTCGACCGGTGGAGGGGACGAGGGTGTTGAGGAGGCGCTGGGTGCCTTCGGCGTCCAGCTCCACCAGCCGTTCGATGAGGGCCCTGTTGACCCGGTCGAGCTGGCGGTTTTCCTCGCGCAGCCTCCGGTTCTCTTTGCGGTAGAGCACGTAGCGGGCGATCAGCGGCGCCTCAACGGCGGCGACGAGGGCGAGGATGAGGAGGGCGCCGGCCATCATGGTGGCGGCGGCGACGGCGCCCACGCCGATCATCGCGATGCTGCCAACGGTTTCGCTCACCTGTTCTCCTTGAAGGTGAAGCCGGGGCGAGGCCGCTGCCCGTGTTTGGGGCGGGTGTCGGCCCAGCGGGTGAGGGGATCGGGTCCGCGCGGGTTGCGTGGGAGGGGCGGCAGTTCGACGGGTTTCCGCTGCTCTTTACGGTTGGTCACCACCAGCCCTCCTCTTCCGCCTTGTAGCTGATCCCCGACAGCCAGTCATGGGCGTGGATTGCCGGGACGCCCTTGCTGGTGAGCGCGCGGATTGCGCGCTTGTACGTCATCTCGACGCCGTCGATCTCGTAGGTCCACCGGCGCGGTGACAGACGCGTGATGGCGTGCAACTGTTCGTGGATGCGAGCTGCCTCCGCGGCCCGTTGGGTGGCTCGTGCCTCGGTGGGCTGGACACCCATGACGCGGCGGCAGGTGGACATGGTGGGGTCGTTCAGGTGCCACTCCCAGACGGTGTAGCCGTGCCAGCGCAGGGGTTTGACCTTGTGGGTGATCTCGGGGGCCACCGGACGGGGGGTGCGGACGGCAGTGGCGCGCTGTTCGGGGGTTCCGGTCAGGCGGATGAGCCAGGTCGGCGGCACGGCTTCGCGGCCGGTGGGGTCGAGGGTTTCGTCTCGGGTGGGCAGGTCCACGGTGGTCGTGGTGTGCTGTTCGTGGTGCACAATGGTCATTGAGATGCCTCTCCTGTTGGAGCTGCTAGAGGTGTCGTGGCCTCCGCTCGGTGTCGGCCGGGCGGGGGCGTTTGTGTTTTCAGGCCGCTTCTGCGGCAGTGGCTGCGGCGCGGGTGGCGGCGACTTGGCGGCGTAGCGCTTCGAGTTGCGCTGGGTTCCAGGCGGTGCCGTTGAGGATTCGGTTCCGTCCGGCCTGGCGCCACAGCTCGGGGTCGATGCCTGCGGGGGCGGGCTGGTTGGCCCATGCGGTGAGCGCGTCGTAGGGGATGCCGGTTTCGTCGGCGAGTCGGTGAAGGTGGGCTTGGATCTGGGGGTCGGCGGTCATGCCTTCTCCCGGGGTGTGACGAGGTCTTCTACGGGGACCTCGAGGGCGTTGGCGATGCGGTGCGTGGTGATGCGGGACGGGGTGCGCTGCCCGTTTTCCACGCGGGACAGGTAGGCCCGTGATCTTTGGGTTCTCTTGGCCAGGTCTTCGAGGGTCCATCCGCGCTGTTCGCGGAGGGCGCGGATGGTGTCTCCGCTGACGGTGACAGTGCTCATGCCAGCCATGTTGCCTGCTGTTGCCTATTGATGTCAACATTGTGCCGGCATGAAGTTGGCAGGATCCCTAATTTTGATGATGCAAGTGTGATGTGGAGCACTGCGGTAAGTGCCATGCCTACCCCGGCAGGCGAAGGGTAGAGTGTTGCCTACCGTTGCCTCACCCCGAGACGAGATACCGATGCACGCGAGTGAGAGATGGCAGCGACTAGCAGAGCTCCTAGCTGCACGCCGGGCGCGGCTGAACCCTGAATGGGCAGATCGAACTAGGTTCTGCGCCGAAACTGATCTCAGCTACCGGTCGCTGTCCGACCTCGAAAACGGGCGGCGCGACAACTACAGCCCGGCCTGGTTGGCGAAGGTGGAACGCGCCTACCAGCTCAAACCGGGAGCGATCAAAAGGTACGTCAACAATGAGGTCGACACGCTGGAAACCGGTGGCAGCGGCGTCCCCTCAGAGCCGCTGGCCTCAACGCAGCGTCCTGCTGAGGACTCCCCCTCCCCTCAGCAGGACGATTGGGCTGAGGGAGTGTCGTGGTGGCCGTCCCGACGCGACCCGGCTCTGCGCGTCTACCGGATGCGGTGGCTGGATGCCAATGGCCGTCGGCATGAGTACATCACTGAAGCTGACCGTGAAGTGTCACCTTCTGTGATCGTTGAGTATCTGGAGCGCAGGAAGAGCGAAGCGATGTAGAGGAGCCAGCCCCGCTACGTATGAAAACAGTCGCCGTGCCGCTCACGTACGGCGACTGTTTTTTCATGCACATAAACATCACAAAAAAACACAAAAACAGGTAACGTGTCTCTACCCACCAAAAAAGGCGCTGCTGCACCAGGTCAATGGCGATCAGCTCGAGGGGGAGGGATGCATTGGCCACCCAGCAGGCACGAGCAGCCGTGCACGTCACCATTCACACCCGAGCCGAGGGAGCACCAGTAGAAGTGTCCCGAATAGTCGGGGCCGCCACCACACTCCACATTCGCGAAGGCACCACCTGTCGGGAGATCTCCCACGCCATAGGTGAACACCTCAACGGGGACGAGATCGCCTCATTAACTCGAATTTTTGCTGATCACGGGCTCGTTCTGAACCGCACCCCAGAACGCGAAATTCTGCGAACAGATTTCACATAACCCCTGAATGGATTTCCCCAAGCCACAAGGCGCGGGGAAATCCATCCCATCATCCTCGTTCTTCTGGCGCGGAGACCCCGGGCTTCAGCCCTGGGGAGGAAGTCAACCCCCCACAGGACCGAACACGATACGCACCATCTCCTCCACCGGCGGCCTCGTATTTCGCCCCGGAACCCGCGCAGGCAGCACCCGAATCTCCCTCGTCACTGCCCGCAGCGCAGCCCTACGCTGGTCCAACTCCCACCCCTGCCACCACGCCCACACATCACTGGCACCCACCAGCTGCCCCACCAGCGGATCCACCAGACGAGGCGCAGCCTCCTTACGAAGCTGCTCAAGACGACGCTGCAAAGCCCGCTCCCGCGCCGAGGCAATCCGCGGCGTCACCAGCCCCACCGCGACATCCTCCTCCAGCTGGCGCAGCTCCTCCTCAATTTTGAGGATCTCAGCACGCGCCCGCTCTATCACCCCAGGGTCCTCCTGCACCGCGAACGCCTCGACAACATCAGGCCGAGACAGCTCCCGGATGAGCAGCGCCTCTACCGCCTCATCCAGCCAGTCGGCACGCCGCGTCACATGCCCCATCGGCGCCCCCTTGTACACGCCGTTACACCGGTACCGCCACCTGGCCGGATCATCCCCCGCAGGTCGGCCTCGTCGAGACCGGGGCACGGCTCTGATATCACCGCCGCACACGTCACAGATAGCGATCCCTGACAACAACCACCGCGCCGCCGCATCCCGAACGTACCGTTGCCCTGTCGCTGCGGACCGTTGTTTAGTGCGGTTGAGCGCGGCCTGCACCTCAGCCCACTCCTCCACAGAAAGGATCGGCTCCCACTGGCCCTGGGCGACTTCCTTGCCCTTATAGGTGCGTATCCCCTTGAGTTCGGGGCGGCTCATCACACGGCGCAGGTTCGCCGGCACCCAGCCCAGCGACACGCGCTCCCTGCCCCTGGAGTCCACGTACTTCTCCCCCGCTACACGACCTTTATCAGTGGGGATACGGCGACGGTTCAGCTCTTCTGCGATCCAGCTGAGAGACCTGCCCGCTCGGAGCCAGCGGGCGATCATGCGGATCACCTCGGCCTCATCCGGGTCCGGCTCTTGGCCGATCAGCCGACCGGTGGCAGGGTCGTAGCGGCGTCGATACCCGTAGCCGGGCACGCCTGCGGGCCTGCCTCGCTCGGCGTTGGCACGCTGGGAGCGGTGGATGCGTTCGGACAGCTGATCAACCTCGAGGACGCCTTGGGTGGCCATCATGTCGAGTATGTGCATCTCGTGGGGGTTTTCGGCCCGGTAGACGCTGCTGCCCACGAGGATGCGGAGCCGACAGTCGATGGCGAGCTCTGCGAATTCTGCCCACTCGGTTCTTCTCCGGGTGGAGCGGGAGAGTTCCCAGAAACCGACGGCGTCCACCTCGCCGCGGCGGATGATCTGGAGGAGGCGCATCCAGTTGGGACGGTCTGCCTTTGAGTACCGGGATGCGGGGACGTCGTTGTCGGCGAGCTCGGCGACGATGTCCCAGCCGAGTCGGTCAACGGTGAGGCGGAGGTCGGATAGCTGTTCTTCTACGGATGCTTTTTCTCTGCGGTCGAGAGATACGCGCACGTAGAGGGCGACGCGGGTGCGCTGGTCTTCTATCAGGTCTGTGTTTTTCACATCACTAATAGTGCCATCTCTGGTGTGTCTATGTAATAATGTGGTCGCATACTGATAGCTAGACACACCCGAGTGGGTGTGGCGGTCCCGAACTGGTGATGCGACCACCAGCCGGGACCTCACCCGATCCTGGAAGGAGCAGGATGGGCTATGAAAAGCGTAGCCGTAGCAGCGGAGGACCGCTGCACCGACCCGGGCCACACGTGGGTCACTATCCAAACGGCGGGCGGCCCGATCGTCACCCGCTGTCAGACCTGCGGACGAAAGTGGGAGGGCTGATGTCCTCCATGCCGCGTTGCACCGTCGTCTCGTTCGGGTACGGGCACGGCCCGGCCCCCGAGGGGGACGTCATCGTCGACCTGAGGGAGCTCCTGCACCGTCCCCTCCCTACCGCGTTGCGGACTATGGACGGTCACGACACCTGCATCAAGCACTGGGTGGAGAACACGCCTGGCGCGTGGGCGGTGATCAACGGCGTCGTGGACATGGTCCGCGCAATCCTCGCTGAAGCCCCGCACCGGAACGTGCAGGTCGCGGTCGGCTGCACCGGCGGTCGGCACCGTTCTGTCGTGGTCGCCGAAAAGATCGGCCGGGGTCTGGAGCAGAGCGGATACCTGGTCGAGGTCGATCACCGGGACATGCACCGCGCGCTCGTGGCCTAATCGGCCACGTCCCGTGTCTGGATTTGACCCACATTTGTTCGTAGCGTCCCCTAGCCCACCTCGTGTGGTGGCTCTGGCGCCCGCCTCCTTCCCCAGTCGCGAGTCGCGTCCTGGCGGGTGCCGGGGCGGCCACACGGCCGACCCCTCACACAGAAAGGAACACCATGCAGAAGCAGAAGGAGTACTTCTACATCATCACGGTGCGCGGGCCTTTCGGACACGAGACCTTCTCCGGAGCCTACACCGTGACCCGCCCGATCACGCCGGGCGAGATCTACCTGCAGGTGTACAACGCCCTGCCCCCTCACCTGCGGGGTAAGGCCGTGGTCACCCACTGGACGCTGATGCCGAACACCACCATCGAGCCCTGAGGAGACCCCCGATGATCCGATCGGGTAGATGAGCGGCCCGCCCGCAGCGTCCCAAAGTCCGGGCGGGCCACGTCCCCACCGTTACGCGAACTAGTGAGGAGGTTTCCAGCATGCCACGCAATCTGCGTCGAAGGGACCTTCTCGCCATGCGTTTGTTCATACTCGCCGCCTACACCGTTGCCGCTGCGCTGGTCGCGTGGACGGGCCGGGACTCGGCCTGGTGGTGGGTACTGCACTTCACCGGCGCGCTCGCCGGGCTCTGCGCGGTGTGGATTGCTCTCGACTCGGTTCCCGCAGACGAGGGCACCCCAGACCAGGCAGAGCAGTACTGGGAGGACAGGTGACAGCAGAGGCAGTGGAAGCTGAGGCTGCGCCGCCGACACCGGGGCCTCCGGTGATCACGGTGACGGCCGATCCTGTGGACGACGATCAGTCCACCGCCGACGTGACGAAGGAGAAGCAGGAGAAGGGAGAGGAGGCTCCGTTCCCGGCTGGCCAGGTGCTGTTGGGTGCCGGGTCGGCGCTGACCCTCGGCTCGGTGGCGTTGGCGTCCGCGGTGGGCCCGTGGGGCCTGCTGTTGGCGCCGGGCGCAGTTGCTGTGGGTGGCGGGGTGTTTCTCGCTACCCGGGGCCGGAAGCGTTCAAAGCGCGGCCGTTCCTCCGAGCGCGCCTTTGGTGGTGCCCGTAGTGGCGCAGGGGCGCGGCCTGTGGGTCGCGTCGGTGGCGCGTGGCTCGGCGGTGGTGGCCGCCGTAGCAGTGGCGGTGGTCGTGGCGGGGTTTCTCCCACGCATGGTGGGGGTCGTCCTGCTGCGGCCCGGTCGGTGGGGTTGGGTGCGCGGCCTGCTCCGACATCGCGCACTGCCCCGTGGGCTCGTGGTGGGACTCCTCGTCCCGGTGCTGGTGGGCGCGCGGTGGTAGCGCCGCCGCTGCGGCTGCGCCCTGCTGCGGGTGCTGGCGGCCGAGTGCCAGGTGGTGGCGCTGGCGTCCGCCCTGGTGGTGGGGCTTCCCGTCGCGTGGGCCGCGGCAGTGGTATGGGCCCGGCTCCCCGCAACCGGTGGGGTGCCTCCCAGCAGCCGTCGGCGCATCCTCGTGGTGGGCTGCGTCGGGCTGTGCGTGCTGCCGGTCGCAGGGCCGCTGATTGGGCAGATGACCGTAGCGGTCGGCGTCTGTCGACTGGGTGGCGGGCCGCTAAAGACCAGCCGGGGTTCCGCGCGGCGCACAAGGCTGCTCGGGACACGCTCCGCAGCAAGAAGCGGGGGCCTGCTACCGAGGTGGCGGCGCTGTTGGTGGCGGTCGCGTCATGGCTGCGCAGCCTCTGGGCGCGTCGGCAGGACAGCGGTGGCGTCAAGGAAAAAGACAAGAAGAGCAACAAGAAGACGGCGGCTGCATCGACTGCGTCGGCTGCGTCGGCTGGGGTGGAGTCGGGAGCGGTATCCCCCGCGGGAGACGCCGACGTTGAGGAAACCCCGCCCAGGGAGACCACCCCTCCTCCCTCGGGTGAGGAGGACACCCCCGAACACACATCAACCACCCACACGACTAGAGGAGGTCGAGTGAGCACGTTCCCGCTGCTGGAAATCGCCGCTGAGATGCAGGGCGCGGCAGCCAAATACAGCCCCGAGACCATGTGGCAGGTCATCGCGGACGCCGAGCAGCTGCCCGGGGTGATCGACTCGGTCGCCTCCAGCATCCGCATCTACCTGGAGCGGCTGGTGTCGGAGCAGTACCCGGTCGACACCGCGGTGATTGACCAGCTCGGCGAGGTGTACCGGAGCCTCAAAACGGCGGCGGCGCAGGCCGAGGAAGTCGGGCCGATGATCCGCAACATTCACCAGCACGACGTGGACCGGCGTGAGGCGCCCCGCGGGGACGAGACCCGCTGGAACGTCTAAGGAGGAGTGGAGAGCAATGGCGAGGAAGGTGGACTGGGGGCTGAATAACGGCCCCGTCGTCAACGGCCTCCAGGCCGCCTTGGGCCTGGGCGCGGTGACCGCTGTGGCCGACTATGCGGCCATCCACCCCATCTGGGCGTTGGGTGCGGCCGCGGTGGGTGCGGGAGGCACGCTGCTGGTGCGGGGCATGCAGTCCCCTAACCGGGTGATCGCTGACCTGGCCCGGTGGGCGGGTGCTGGGGGCTGGTCGTTCAGCCTGCTCTCGGGGCTCGCTGACTGGAGTGTGGGTTCGGTGGCCACGCTGGCTGGGGGTGCGGTGCTCGCATCCTGCCTGGGCCCCGCCATTGACCGGCGTGAGCAGGCCGCGGCGGCCGCGCTCGCGTCGGGTGGCATTTCTAGTGGCGGGTTGATGCTGGGGTCGACTGCGCGGGAGTGCGCGCAGTGGCAGCAGGCTTTGGTCCGCGTGTACGGGCAGGTGCTGCGTGGCGTGGTTGTGGAGAACGTGCGCGAGTGGCCCAACCGGTACGGAAAAGACGTCGACGTGCTGCTGCCCGCGAACGGGGTCACCTCCGATGCGCTGCGCCGTGGCCTGCCCGGGTTGGCCACGGTGATGGATTTGCCGCGTGGCTGCCCGATTGAGCTGGTGGAGCCGGAGGGAAGCCGACGGCGCGTGGTGCTGCGGGTGGCCACGGTCAACAGGTTGGACGCTGACATTCCCTACCCGGTAGACGGGGCAGGGGTGGAGTCGATCCTGGACGGCATCCCGTTTGGGGAGCACGCGGACGCGTCGATTGCGTCGGCGCCGATCCGTGAGGACTCGTGGCTGATCGTCGGTAAACGCGGGTCGGGGAAAACCACGCTGCTGCACGGGTTGACCGCGACGATCGGCTCCTGCAGAGACGCTCTGGTGTGGCACATCGATCTTAATGGTGGCAGCCTGACGCAGCCGTGGATCGAACCCTGGCTGCGGGGTGAGGTGGCTCGTCCTCCGGTGGACTGGGCGGCGCCCACGGTGGATGAGGCGATCCTGATGATGCGGGCTGCGGTGCGGATGGCTAAGCACCGCAAGGTCGCCTACCGGGGGTTGAAGCGCAAGCACAACGTGTCGCTGCTGCCTATCAGCCCGGAGCTGCCCGCGGTGGAGATCATCATCGACGAGGGTGCTGAGGCGTTGGCTGCTGCGGGCCGTGGCAAGGTCGCTGAGCTGGCCAATCTGCTGGCGGAGATCCAGCGGATCGCGCGGGATGCGGCGATTAATGAGGTGATCTCCGCGCTGCGGGGTACGTCGGACCTGATCCCGGCGGCGATGACGTCGCAGACCGGGGTGTCCATTTGCATGCGGGTGGAGCAGGACAAGGAGCTGGCCGCGGTGTTCGGCTGGCATTCGGGAGTGGACTACCGGGACCTGCGCCGCAAGGGCAGTGGGTTCGTCGGCACCGACCGAGGAATCCAGCAGTTCCAGTCCTGGAACATCCTGCCCGCGCAGATTGAGGAGATCGGGATGCGGATCTCTCGGCAGCGCCCCGATTTGGATGCGGCGACCGCGCGGGCGGGCGGGGAGGAGTATGCGACCCGCTATGAGCGCATGCGGGAACTATTTGAGGACCCAGATGCGCTCATTGACCCCGCTGACAGTGACAGCAGTGCTGTGCTAGCGCGTGCGGCGGCTCCGGTGGAGTCTGGCAGATGGACGGTGACTGCTGGGTGGGATGACCCTGGTGTGCGGCGTGAGCAGGTGCGGGTCGCGCTCGTCCCTGCTCGGGAGGACGAGGACATTGTGGAGCGGATCATCGCGCTGATGGATGAGCGGGGTGAGGACCGTATCCCTCGTGAGGTGGCCGCCCGGGAGTTGACGGGTGGGGATGATGAGGAGCTGCGTCGCCGGGTGGCTGAGGCTGGTGGGCCTGCGCCGCGGTCGATCCGCTACCAGGGGTTGCCGGCGCGTGGCTGGTATCGGCGGGATTTGGAGGCGGTGCGGGAGGTGGTGTCACAGGCGTGACGGGGGTTGTGTCACTCCCGTGACACTGTCACACGAGTGTAGCGTTCTGACCTGCGGTAACGCCGTGACGGGGGTGTTGCTGCAGGGGGAGAAACAAGGGGTTTCTCCCAGGGGCCCTGCTCTTTGGGGTGGGGTGTCACACCGTCACATCGTCACAGAGAAGGAAAGGGTGGCCCGGGGCGACCAAACCGGCGGGCCACCACCCACAGAAAGGGGCAACACCATCATGGCATCCACGACGGTTCCTATGTCAGATGACGTGGCATTGGAGGAGATCGCCGCGTTTGAGGAGCGGTTGGGTGTAGAGCCTGGCCGCAACCAGCTGATGTCCGAGTTCGGTTGGGGCGGGTCTCGGGCGTCTCGGCTGCTTCGGCTGTATCGGGAGCGGAAGCAGCGGTCTGGGTCGGAGGCGGTCCGGTTGCTGCCCGGGCTTGAGGCGGACCGGTCTGAGGCGGTGGTCCAGCAGTCCGGGTCGGAGGCGGTCCGGTCTGGTGCCGTGGACCGGTCCGGTGAACAGTCTGGTGAGCAGTCGGGTGGACCGGTCCGGAAGGCTGACGGGGTGGACCGGTCTGCCTCGTCTGGTCTGGGGCGGTCCAGTGAGGCAGTCCAGTCGGGTGGACCGGTCCAGCAGTCTGGGTCGGAGGCGGTCCGGTCTGCCTCCTCGTCTGGTCCGGTGGTCCGGTCTGGTGGGGCAGACCAGTCTGGTCCGGTGGTCCGGTCTGGTGGAGCAGTCCGGTCTGACGGGGCGGCTCGGGGTGAGCAGTCCACCGGTCCGGACCAGGATGATGCTGTCGGTGTCGAGGCAGTCCAGGCTGGACTGGTCCGGGTAGAAGGGCTGGTCCCGTCGCTGGACCGGTGCGAGCCTGATCCCTGGGTTGAGGGGTGGACTGGTGGTCCGGCAGACCAGTCCGAGGTGGATGGCGTGGTGGACCGGTCCGGTGTGGTGGCGCAGGCCAGCATGAGCGGACCGAATACTGGTCCGGTGGACCGGGTCGAGGCTCGGACTGAGTCGGGTGGTCTGGTCCGGTCTACTGCCCGGGCGGGTGTAGCGGACCGGTCCGGTCCGGGGTCCTCTTCTGGTGTGGTGGACTGGTCTGGTGGTCCGGGTGAGGCGGCTGGTCTGGTGGACCGGTCCGGTGGTCCGGGTAGTGCGACTGGTCTGGTGGACCGGTCCGGTGGGGTAGTCCGAGACGAGGTGGACCAGTCCGGTCCAGTGGAGGCCGCCGGTGAACCGGTCCGGTCTGGGTTGGGTGAAGCCGGTCCGGTAGTCGAGGCGCAGCGGACCGGGGATGCGGACCCGCGGTCCGGCGACGGACCGGACCGCAAGCCGTGGGGGCTCATCATCGCGATCCTCGCGATCAGCCTGTCTGCGTTCACCGCCGTGTGGGGCGGATGGGTCGGACTAGGTCGCATGGTTGGCTTCGGCAGAGTGAACCTGCTGCCTGGTTTCGTTGCCGATGGTGGGTGGGCCACGATTGACCTGGCGATCACCCTGCCCATCGGGATTGAGGCATATGCGGCTTCCGCGCTGTATGTGGCGGTGGCTGGTCTGGTGCGAGGCGGGAGCCGTTGGTTCGCAGGGAGCAGTGCTGGGCTCTCGCTGGCCTTGGGTGCGTTCGGTCAGGCTGCCTATCACGTGCTGGATGCGCAGGGCCGCACGGTTGCGCCGGAGTGGATCGTGGTGTTTGTCAGCGTGTTGCCGGTCGTGGTGCTGGGGATGGCTGGTGTGCTGCTGCACCTGGTGCTGGAGGAGCGTAAGCATCGGCGTCGCCGCTAGGTCATGGCCATGGAATGGGGGGAAGCTGGTGCTTCTCCCCCTTTTTTTTTGGTTTCTTTTCGGGGGGTTGTGTGTGCCGTTGGAGGTGAGGTTGCGACTTCTTTTTGCGGGTCCGTGGGCGGATTATGTGGGGGAGGTGGCGTGGGGTTTGGGTGCGGTGGAGGCGTCTGGGGTGGTGGGTGGGGGTTTGAGGCCCCCATGTGTATGTTGCGTGTTTACAAACAGATCCAGTGGTGTATAGTGGCAGTATGGGCACTGAGGTTTTCTACCGCTTCCACCAGAACGCAACGGCGCCCTGCTTCTGCGCCGACCACGCATGGTCCGCCCCCTGGGGTAGCGCGTTCACCCCGGACGGCTCCCAGTACGAGTGCCCCGCCTGTGACGGCACCGGCGACAACCACATCGACCCGGCCTGCCGCCACTGTGACGGCACCGGCGAGGACACCACCACCTGCTACCACTGCGACGGCACCAGCTACGACGACGACGACATGTGCTCTGAGTGCGACGGCACCGGGCACACCACCACCACCTGCTACCACTGCGACGGCACCGGCGAGGACACCGACTGCCGCGACTGCGACGGGACGGGTCTCATGGATGCGAACCCCGGTTACTCCTGCTGCTGGTCCCCCGAGGACCTGCAGGCGTACTTCGAGGTGCACGCGTGCGGCGCCCCCGGCGACCACCACGGCGAGGTCATCGTTTTTGAGGGCCAGTACGTGGGGCAGGGCGACGACGGAGAACCGCTCGCCATCCCCACCCGGGTGGTGGATCGACTGCCCTGGTCCGAGTTCGCAGCCAAGCACCTCCGAGAGGAGGTGGGCGCATGATCGCCCCGGAAATCACCCAGCGGCTCGAGGCGTTCGCCGCGGCCACTCAGGCCCGCGACCAAGCCAAAAAGCGGCTCGCCGAGCTGGAGTCCGAGCGGGCGAGGATCGTGCTCGCCCTGCACTCCGAGCACGGACTGTCGATCAGATCGATCGCTGCCCTGCTGGCCGCGGCGCAGATGCCGATCACCCCGGCAGGAGTGCAGAAGTTGGTGGAAAAAGCGAGAAAAGAGCGGTGAGGGCCGGCCCTAGCAGACTACTGGAGACAGCACGACATGAAGAAAGCCGTGTGGTCGGGCGAACGGATCGGGTTGCCGCCGGTCCGCTACCCGCTCGCAGCCCTGGTCGGCGCCAACACTAGGGACACATCCACCCCGTGGGTGGCCGAGATCGTTGGCCTGTCCGCGAAGTACGGATACGACCGGAGGTTCCTCCGCGGCAAGGAGGACTGGTCGCAAGCCAACTCGGCGGGCTCCCGAGGTGTTCGCTTCTACTTCACATTGGAGGAGGGCCGATACTACGAGGCGTACCGGAGGGTGTCCAACAACCAGTCCGAACGGCTGTTCCTGAAGGTCACCTCGGAGGGTGAGATCGTCGAAGTCAGCCGGGAGGAGGTGGACGAGTGGCTGCACCGCAAGCTCAACGTCGCGCAGCTCCCCGCAAACGAGGGCTAGGCGTCGACGTGCTCACCGCCGCCCGCACCCGCATCTCGCGGGTGTTCGACGACGCGCCCCGCGTGAGCGTGTCGTTCTCGGGCGGCAAAGACTCCGGTGTCGTCTTGGAGTTGGCGGCTCAAGAGGCGCGCCGCCGCGGCCGGAAGATCGGCGTGCTCATCGTCGACCTGGAAGCCCAGTACAAGCTAACCATCGACTACATCCACCGCATGCTGGACCGGCACGCCGACGTAGTGGAGCCGTACTGGGTGTGCCTGCCGCTCAACCTGCGCAACGCGGTGTCCCACTACCAGCCCAACTGGCAGTGCTGGGACCCCGATGAGGAGGAGCGGTGGGTGCGGCCCATGCCCGATCACCCGGGGGTGGTCTCCGACCCCAGCGTGCACGGGTGGGACTGGTTTGAGCGGGGCATGGAGTTTGAGGACTTCACGCCCGCCTTCGCTGACTGGTACTCCCAGGGCAAGCTGTGCTTCTCGCTGGTGGGTATCCGCGCCCAAGAATCGCTGAACCGGTGGCGGACCATCGCCACTGTGCGGAAGCGGATGCACGAGGGTCTGCGGTGGACCACCTGGCTGCAGGGCAGCACCGTCTACAACGCCTACCCCATCTACGACTGGTCGACGAAGGACGTTTGGCGGTTCTACGGCAAGACGAAGACGCCGTACAACCCGCTGTACGACCGGATGCACAAGGCTGGCGTCTCGCTGCACCAGCAGCGGATCTGTCACCCCTACGGGGATGACCAGAAGCGTGGCCTGTGGCTGTATCACATTGTTGAGCCGGAGACGTGGGGGCGTGTCGCCGCTCGGGTTCAGGGTGCCAACTACGGTGCGAAGTACGCGCAGGCTTCGGGCAACATCACCGGGAAGATTACGATCACCAAGCCCGAGGGGATGACCTGGCAGAGGTACGCCGAGGTCCTGTTGGAGTCCATGCCGCCGCCCACAGCAGAGCACTACAAAAACAAGATCCAGCAGTTCTTGCGCTGGTACCACGAGCGCGGGTATCCGAACGGGAGTATCCCGGACGACGGGCCGCTGGATCGGAAGCACCCCTCGTGGAAGCGGATCGTCAAAGTCCTGTTGTCGTTCGACTACTACTGCAAGGGCTTGTCGTTCAGCCCGACGAATAAGGCGGCGAAGGAGCAGCTTGCGGCGCTGCGTCGACGGCAGCGCGCCGAGTACAACTTCCCCGTCGTCGGTATCTCGTAGGAGCTCGCTCCTACCTGCTCGGGGCGCCCGGCCTCCCGGGCTCCCCGTTCTTCTTCTCGTCCTGTCGAGCCCAGGTTTCGGTGTCGGCCTGGGCGACCTCCTCGAAGAAGACCGCGACTTCGCCACCCTGGCACACCCGCCATGAACAAGAAGGAGAACAAGCCCCATGAGCGAAACACTCGATCTGCTCGCTCAGTCCCTCATCGAACAGGGCCGCGAGCTGGCAGCCCAACTCGCCCAGCTTGACGAGAACACCCGCATCGACGCCCTCAACGAGATCCGCGCCGCACTGCACGAGGTGTCCCCCCTCAAAGACCAACCCTGCGACTACGTGCGCTGGGTCCCCGCCAAAGAGGTTGAGGGCAACGCCTACAACCCCAACGTCGTCGCCCCCGCCGAAATGCGGCTCTTGGAGCGGTCGATGCGCGACAACGGCATCACCATGGCCATCGTCGTGTGGCGAGAAAACGGATCCGACCACTACGAGGTGGTCGACGGCTTCCACCGCCACATGGTCGGCAAAGAGAAACTGGCCACACAGCTGCGCGGCCGGCTGCCTGTCGTCGTCGTCAACGACTCCCGCACCGGCCTGGCGGACCGCATGGCCGCCACCGTGCAGCACAACGCCGCCCGCGGCAAACACACCGTCGACGGCATGGCCGAGCTCGTCTTGGACCTGGCCAGGCAAAAGAAGAGCGACAAGTGGATCTCGGAAAACCTCGGCCTGGACCCGGACGAGGTGCTACGGCTCCGCCAAACCCAAGGGCTGGCGGAGATGTTCGCCGACGAAGAGTTCTCCGAGGCGTGGGAACCCGCCGCTCCCGCGTTCGAGCCCGGAGAAGAACCCGAGACCTTCGGTCTGGAAGAAGGCGAGCGGTGACCTCCACACACGACGATGTGCGGGTGAGGATCCCTGATCCACTGCCCGATCACACCAAATGCTGGGCGAAAACCCTAGAAGGGATCGACCAGCACCTGTTTGAGGCCGACCAGGGCGGACGGGCGATCCGCGGCCAGTGGCTGGACCGCGGTACGGTCTACCACCTGCCTGAGCGGCTCCTGCTGGTCACCGTAGACCGCACCACCTCGAACGTGCGAGTTACGCTGTGGCAGGTCACCCCAGGCACCCAGGACGGCCTGTCCCTCGTCTACGAGTCCACCAACAAGTCCGGGCACATCGGCAAGCGCATCCTGCGGGCACTGGCGGTGCGGCACCGCGACAGCAAACCCCCCGTGCTCAGGGACGTGCGCCAGTTACGGGACACCCCCGAGAAGCGGGCGAACCAGTACCCGGGCATCTGCCGCAAGTGCGGCCAGACCGTGCACCCCGGTAGCGGCATCGTCGTCTACCAGACGGGAATCGCGCTGGTACAGCACGTCACGTGCCCGCCCCGTGTCAACCGCTACGAGGGCGAGTGCGGGCGCTGCGGCAGCCGGGTCGCCCCCCTGGAAGGCATCCTCATCCCCCGGGCTGAGGCGACATGGAAATCACGGGTGGATGCGATCCGGGAGGCCGCCGGGGAAACCCTCCCCGAGTACAAACCTGTGCACCGCAAGTGCCCGCCTCCCACAGACGCTGATGTGCTGAAACCTCAGAAGAACGAACGCAAAGGGCCGTGCGTGCGCTGCCACCAGGAAGTGCCCGCCTACCACGGCGTGCTGATCGGGGAGGCCGGCGCGCGCATGGTGATCCACCCCGGCGAGACGTGCCCCCCGTATCCACACGGCCGCGACGGGGAACGGCGGTGGACCATCATCGAGGTCCTCCCCCACCGCCGCAGCCGACCAACCTACGACTACCCGGCAGGCACGGTCGCCCGCGTCACCCTGCCGGACGGGCCTGCGGAAGGGCCGGGATGGCGTCAGACCGCGGACGGGGCAACCAGCGTCGTCGGTGTGGTACTGGCCTCGGCTGAGCACCATGTTTACGAGCACGGGCAGCGGAGCACACAACACGTCACCGTGTGGCGGGTCGCCACCCCTGATGAGGCCGCGCCCGTACTAGCAGGTGAGAAACGGCGGCTCATCGAAACCGGGCTGATGGCGCGCGCCCGACGCCTGCTCGCTCTCCTACCCAACCTAGCTCCCGAGGATGCTCGCGCCCCCTCAGCGGAGGAACTTCTCGACATGTCGTTCAAAGGGCCGCGCGTGTGGCTGCCGTCCGGCGCGGGCCGCCCCGAGACCGAGGTGTACCTCGACGAACAGTCAGGCGTGGTGTGGACGCTGGTCAACAACAACCAGCAAGGCGATAACTGGGCGCTGTCCAACTGGGGCGGCTACATCGTCTACCACCACCCGCTCACCCCCGAGAGAGCGGCCCTCCTCACGGATCTGCGCGCACATCAGGAAACCACCAGCCCAACAAAGACGAAGGAGAAGGCATGACCGACAACACGACGCCCCACCCGGCGGCCGTGTTCCGACAGGCGCTGCCCCAAGGGCAGAACCAGCCCCAGAAAGGGATACAGGAGGTGATCGCGTGAGGATGACGTGGAACGCGTTCCAGGCGGTGGGGGCGTGCGCAGCCGCAGTGCTCACCGGCCGGCCCACCCCTGCCGAGGTGGATGATGCGGACCTTGACCGGGTGGTGGCGCGGATCGTAGCCGATGCCACGACGGCGGCATGCGCGCCAAAGCGCGGCCCCGGCTACGCCTGGTGGACCGCACTCAACTCGTGCTTCCCGAACTCGCCGCCCACACATCCGTCCCGGAGCCGCCGCACCCCCGACGAGATCGCGGAACTCGTCGAAAATCTGTTCGCTCCCGATGAGCCAGGCGGGGCATGGCCGTGCTGGTGCTGCGAGACCCCGACCTCGACCCGGTGGGGGAAGAGCTTGTGGCCGCTGGCCGCGCCTGTCTCCCAGCTCAACACTGCGCAACGCGGCGCGGACGGGCAGGCATGGGGTGGGGTGGCGGTATGCCGGTCCTGCCGTATCGCCGCGTGGGCGATGCCGTATGCGAGCCTCCACAACGGCGCGGCCGTAACCACGATTGAGGTTTTCGACGACGCGATGGCGATGGAGCTCGCCCGGCTCGTGGTGGACCACAACCTCGCGGTGATCGATGCCCGTGCGCAGCGGTGGCCGCAGCCGGGGGTTCCCGAGGGCGTGGACGTGCTGGTCCGCGGGGTCGAGTGCCACGTGCATGCCTGGCGTAACGACAACCGCGAACCTCGGCTGGCTGTGGCCTACTACTCGGGTGGCCAGGAGGTGAGCCTGTCCCCTGACTGGTGCACCGAGTCGGTGCCCCTGTTGGCACAGCCTCACGCGGTAAACTAGCTGCAATAACCTCATAAAACGAGCGAGCCCGCCGGGTGCTGGGAACACCACGACGGGCTCTGACCACCAACCTGACCAGACCAGGAAGGCGGCTAGGCATGAATCCTAGTCATAGGGTAGCCCACTCCCAAAACCAGGGGGAACACGGCGCGGAAATCACCGGCCTCGGCCCGATCGGAGGCCGCCGGTGAGCATCCAGCACATGCAGTCAGTTTTCGACGCCACTGGGCTGACCAGCAGCGAGAAGATCGTTCTTCTCGCCTACTGCAACTACACCGACCCCCACGGCTACTGCTGGCCCGGCATCGACCGCATCGCCGACATGACCGGGCTTTCCCGGCGTGGGGTGATGAAGATCCGCAAACAGCTCATCGAACGCGGCCTGCTGGCGACTGCGTCCCGCATGGGCAGCGACGGGATCCGCAAGACCAACATCACCCGGGTCAACCTCCGCGGGCTCGAAGCGCTGCGCCGCCCAGAGAGGGCTTACGCCGACGACGTAGCCGCAGCCGAGCTGGGGTTCAAGATCAACCCCGCAGAAACACGCTCTGACCAGCAAAGGTGCACTACGTGCACCATGGTTGACCAGCAAAGGTGCACCACGTGCACCTACCAGGTGAACCACGTGCACCTAGTAGGTGAACCACGTGCACCCTATCCATTAGAAGATCCATTAGAAGATCCATCATCCTCCTCTTCTGGCCGCACGGAAACCGCGGCGCCGCCTCAACCGAGGACACCCTCGGACGAAGAAGAGAAGAGGACAGTCAAAACCAAAAACCAGGATCCCGCCGAGAAACCCAACACCACAGCCGAGGCACGAGCCCTCCAGCTCATCCAAGAACGCCTCACCAACGCCCCCGGCGGGCCACCAACCGAAACCGAAGCCCGCGCCGTCATCACCCACATCCGCAACCAGGCCACCCAGCGCGGCACCACGATCGCCCGCATCGACAAGTGGATCGACGGCCGCGACCCCGACACCCTCCGGCACGACCTCGCCCACATCCGCGCACAAACCACCCAACACGGCCCGGGATGCGGCATCCACCACCGCAAAACCCTCCCCTGCCGCATGTGCGCCATCGCCGCGGCCACCGGAGATTTCGAGCCGCTTCTCGCCGAGCTCAAACGCGTAGGCCCCGACGAGCGGCCCGACCTCGCTGACCTCTGCGCCGGCCACTCCTAAAACCCGAGAAACGAAAAGGGGCGGCAGCCTGCCGCCAACAGGTTCTGCCGCCCCATTCCACAGAAAGGAACGCTCCACCATTATGACACTCACACCCATCGCCCCTGCACGCACCGAACCCCCACATGACCTCGCCGCTGAACAGGCCGTGCTCGGCGCGATCCTCACCGCCCCCGACCGGCGGCGCGCCCACGAACGTCTTGGTGAGGTCCTCGAACTCGCGCCCCCCACCACCTGGTATCGGCCTGCCCACGTGCTCCTTCTCGATCACCTGACCGCTCTCGCGGACGCCGACCAACCGTTGGACGCGATCACCCTGCATGACCGGCTCGCGAAGACCGGTGATCACACCCGTACCGGCGGCGCCCCCTACCTGCACACTCTGGTGGAGCAGGCCGCGGTTGGGGCGACGGTGGGCCACTATGCGCGCATCATCGCGGAAAAAGCTGTGCTGCGCCGGCTGATCCAGGCTGGGACGCGCATCACCCAGTTCGGCCAGCAGGCCACCCCGGGCGCGGACGTGGACGACCTGGTGGAGCGGGCCCGGGATGAGGTCGACAGCATCGCGCGGACTGGTAGCGCGCATGACCCCGAGGTCACCACCCTGGCGGATGGGCTCGCCGGGTTTTTGGACCGGCTGGAGCGCGGCGACGCCGTGGCTGACGTGATCCCTGTGCCGTATGCGGATCTCGCGGACAAGTTGGTGGGTGGGGGGTTCGCGCCGGGCCAGCTGGTGGTGATCGCGGGCCGTCCCGGGCACGGCAAGACCACGGTCGCGTTGGACATCATGCGGCACGCCGCCAAGAAGGGAAAACGGGTGCTGTTCCATTCGCTTGAGATGACCCGAGACGAGCTGGACATCAAGTTGGCGGCGGCGGAGACTGGTATCGCCACCACCCAGCTCACGCCTGGTCCGAACGGTGCTGACCTCACTGATGACCAGTGGCGGAGGCTCGCCGACTATGTCGGTCGTGCTGCTGACATGGACATCACGATTGATGAGGCCGCCGACTGTTCACTGGCTCGGATCAAGGCCCGGGTGAACGCGATGGAGCGGCAAGGCCGATTGCCGCATTTGGTGGTGGTGGACTACATCCAGCTGATGGACACCGCTCCGGCGGAGCGGAGGGATCTGCGGATCGCGGCGCTGTCGCGGGGACTGAAGATCCTCGCGAAGACGAAGAAGATCGTGGTGGTGGCGTTGGCGCAGGCGCGTAGGGAGTCCGCGGATCGGGAGAACGGGGTGCCGAGACTGTCGGACCTAGCGGAGTCCAGTGCGTTGGAAAAAGACCCGAACATTGTGCTGACGGTGGCCACTCCGCACGTGGATGACCCGGAGCATGAACGGTCCGGAGAAACGATCATCAATGTGGCGAAGAACCGTGGTGGGCCGTTGGGGGAGGTAAGTTTGGCCTGCCAGTTCCACTATTCGCGTTGCGCGAATCTGCACCGGTAGGGTGCGGTTAGAGCAGACAGAGTTGAAGAAAAGAAAAAGGGGGGGTGGTGGACCGCGCACCACCACCCCGCCCGTGGAGTATGTCGCCAAACGGAAGGCGGATCTATTATCGCACCCCCCTTCGGGGGTGGTTTTATCCGATTTGCCTGAATTGCTTGCTGTAGAAAACACCCAATAGAGTCCCAGTAGACACAACGGGAGGGAGGTGAACCGCGATGCCAGTCGAGAACCGGCTCATCCAGCAGGCGTTCGTGTTTGCGCTGGATGCAACCCCGAGGCAGCAGCGCGCGTTCGCCTCCCATGCTGGGGGTGCCCGGTTCGCCTACAACTGGGGGATCCAAAAAATCGCTGAGGCGTTGGATGCCCGCGAGGCGGAGAAGGCCGCCGGTCAGACGCCTGCCACGAAAGTCCCTGGGCATTTCGACCTGTGCCGCATGTGGACCGAGTGGAAGAACACTGCACAGTGGGTCGACCGGGAGACCGGTGAGGCCACGGCCGGTGTGCCGTGGGTCTCCCGCAACTTTGTTGGCACCTACCAGGCGGCGCTTAGAGATGCGGCAGTCGCGTGGAAACGGTTCTTCGACTCCCGTTCGGGAAAGCTCGCTGGCCGCCGGGTGGGGCGCCCCCGGTTTAAGAAAAAAGGCCGCAGCCGGGAATCGTTCCAGGTCCACGGTGCGCAGCTGAAAGTGGTGGACGCCCACCACGTCCAGCTGCCGAAGATCGGCGTGGTCAAGACACACGAGTCCACGCGTAAGCTTTTGCGCCGCATTCGCAAGGGCGACACCACGTGCCCGGTCTGCCAGGCCACCGGTCAGGTGCCGGGCAAAGACACGCCGAGGAAGTGCTCGGCCTGCAAGGGCCACGGCCGTGTGCCGACTGCGCGGCTGGTGCGGGGCACCGTTTCCCGCGGCTCGGATGGCCGCTGGCAGATCGCGTTCACCGTCGAGCTGGTGCGCGAGGTGCGCACTGGCCCTTCGAAGCGTCAGCGTGCCGGCGGCACGATCGGCGTCGACCTCGGTGTGCGATTTCTTGCCACCCTCTCCACCGGCGAGCAGATCAAGCATCCGCGGCATCTGGAGGCGGCGCTCGACCGGCTCGCTGCGGCGCAGCGTGCCCTCGCCCGCTGTGAGAAGGGGTCGAAGCGGCGCGCCAAGGCAGTGGCCCGCGTCGCCCGGTTGCACGCCCGGGTGGCGAACCTGCGTCGGGATGCCGCCCACAAGCTCACCTCCCACCTCGTCCACTCGCATGAGCGGATCGCGGTGGAGGGTTGGGATGTTCAGCAGGTCATGCAGCACGGGTCTGCTGGGCTGCCGAGACGAGTCCGGCGGGCTCGGAACCGTCTGCTGGCGGACGCTGGTCTCGGTGAGATCCGCTGGCAACTGAAGTCCAAATCCGCGTGGTATGGGGCCACCGTGGTGGTGGCCGACCCGCACGCGCCTACGGGTCGGACGTGCTCGCGGTGCGGTCAGGTGAGAGCCAAGCCTGTGCCGCCCGTAGAAGAGCTGTTCGCGTGCCCGTCGTGCGGGTGGTGCGGGGATCGGCGTCTGAACACGGCGCGGGTCCTCGCTCAGGTGGCCCGCGGCGATATCGTTTCCGACGCCTCGAGTGGCGGGGAGTCGCTAAACGCCCGTGGAGGGGATGTAAGACCCGGTGCGCTTCGGCGTGGCGGGCGGTCTCCGGTGAAGCGGGAAGCCCGCGCCCGGCCGAAGGGCCGGGGTGAGACGGGCACCCCTGGGCCGTAAGGCCTAGGCGTCCTCAATATCTCAATAGGGTTACGGGGAGGGTTATCCCAGGTGATGGACTGTGGGATCCCTACGCGCGAGGACGACGGTCTGCAGTCCTGGTCCTAGGCCGCTTCTCCGGGGTGGGATCCCTACGCGCGAGGACGACGGCCCCGTGAATCGAGGCCTAAGGTGCGGAAACGCGTGGGATCCCTACGCGCGAGGACGACGGACCCGTGGCAGGTGAGGCAGGTGCAGGCCTCTAGTGGGATCCCTACGCGCGAGGACGACGGGGCGTTTCCGGGGCCTGCCATGCCGGGGGTGTAGTGGGTTCTCTACGCGCGAGGACGACGGGCAGATGCCGGACCGTAATAACCCCCCTATAAGCGCGCTCCCCGAGCGCAAGGACGACGGTTTAAATGTTCCCCCAAAACAAGAAGGACGACGGATACGCCATCATCAAACCCGGCCATACGAAACGAGGCCCTGCCTATCCTGGTAACAACCACACCCCAGGAAAGGCAGGGCCATACTCATGCAGCATATCGGAGAACGCATCCGCGAATACCGCATGCTCCACGGCCTCACCCAAGAGGGCCTCGCCGAAAAAGCGGGCATGCACCCCAACACCATCAAAAAGCTCGAGCAGGGCGGCACCGCGCGCATGGACACCCTCCACCGCATCGCCCGTGCCCTCAACACAACCACCGGCAGCCTCATCTCCAGCCGCCCTCGACTGCTGGAACACGGCGATGACGGCAAACTCGACCTGCTCGACCTGCGCCGCACCATCTCCCCACCCATCACCGTGGACGGAGACCCGCTGTGCGACGACACTGAACCCCCCGACCTGCCCGCTCTCAAAGAGGCCCTCATTCGTCTAGACGCCGCCTACCACGGCGACCGGTACACCGACCTCGCGGAGGTCCTGCCAGGGCTGATCCGCAGCGCTCACACTGCCGTAGCCCACCACACCCACACCCCACGCGAGGCTGAGGCGCGCCGACTGCGGTCTGTGGCACTGCAGATCGCCGCCCGCTACCTCACCCAGGTGCGTGCCTATGATCTGGCGCATCTGGCGCTGGCGGACGCGACACGGGACGCGGCCGCATCCGGCGATGAGATGGTCTCCGTGTCCTGCGTGGTCGGTCAGGCCTGGGTGCTGATCCGCCAGGGCCGGTTCGACGAGGCCGAACGGCTGGCTGCGCTGACTGCAGACCGTGTTGAGCCGCGCCTGTCCACCGCGACCGTGGACCACCTGTCCTCCTGGGGATACCTGCTGCTGCGAGTCTCTGCTGCGGCGGCCCGCAACAACCGGCCTGATGTGTCTGCTGAGGCGCTCGGGCTGGCGCGCGTGGCTGCGGCTCGGATTGGGCGTGACCGCTACCACGAGCTGCGGAGCTGGGGGGCGTTCGGTCCGCTCACCGTGGAGCTGCGGAGCATTGAGGCGGAGTTGGTTGCGGATCGGCCTGACCGGGTGTTGGAGATGGCTGGTCGGCTGCCGTTGGAGTCGAGGTTGACCTCGTCTGACTCGTGGCACCGGCATCGCCTGGATGTGGCGGAGGCGTATGCGCGGATGCGGCGGGATAGTGAGGCGATACGAGTTCTGGCTGAGCTGCGTCGGGAGGCGCCGACGTGGTTGCGGCATCAGCGGATGGCTCGGGAGACGTTGGAGAGGGTGGTGCGGCGTCGGAAGCGTGCTCTCACCACAGAGCAGCGTGTGTTGATGGGCCTGTTCGGTCGGGGTTAGCTGTCGTGGAACGTGTCTGTAGTCGCATGTGGGCATCGCCTGTGGTCCTGGTCGTTCTGGTGGGCAGCGGTGGAGAGTCGGGAGAAAATTTTCCACCACTCGCTTGACGCTTCCGGTTTAGGAAGCTAGACTCGGTGTCACGAGGTCAGGGGAACGGCCCCAGACCCGCCGCCCCGGGGAGCAGCCCCAGGGCCCGACCGGAAGGAAAGAGAGAACCCCATGCGAATTGTCAACCTCACGCCGCACCCCGTCACGCTCGTCACCGCGAACGGTGACGAGGTCGTGATCCAGCCGGAGGAGACCCCGGTCCGGATCCCCGCCGAGACCAAACCTGCGGGGGAGATCAA